TTTGATATTTTTTGTTGTACTTCAGCTTGATAAGCTGGGTCTTTTCCGTATCGTGGATCTTTCATCGCTTCTGTGACTTGAGCCCACGACTCATATGTAGCGACAGTATTAGATTGTCTACCACTTATAAGTTCTGGTTCACCTTGATCAGTTTTCATTTGTGCATTTAAACCTGCTACTGCAACTTTAAT